ATCGTCATGGGAGTGTCCGTGATGGCATACTACGGCTACCAGCAGATCCGCAAGATGTTTGCTTGACACCACACTATTTACCTGCTATACTCTACCGACAAGGAGGAAACCAAGTGAACGAACACGATGCCATCGCAAGGATCAAGAGACTGTCTCACAGCATCAACTGTGCCGATGAGATCGCAGAAGTGATTGAGCGGCTAATCAAAGAGCGCGACGAGGCGAGGCGGGAATGTCGCTTGCTGTTGCTCGGTCAAGAGGTGCTACGCGGTGTGCGCGACCTTCCTGCACCTCCCGACGATCTGGTGACGATTGTCCCTGTGCCACGAAAGGAGGACGACAAGTGAGCGAAACTCGTAACATCATCGACCACTATCATTATTGGAAGCACGATGATATTGTTGCAGATCTTGACACCAAGCGCAACAACTTTACTGTTCTTTGCAGTAATCTTGGAAATGATTTCAACATTGCTACGGTGATTCGTAATGCTAATGCATTTCTAGCCAACTCCGTTTGGATTTATGGAAATAAGCAATATGATCGTCGTGGAACTGTCGGTACACACAACTATACCCACTTCCGCCATTTTAAGGAAGATCAAGAAGCAGAACTTCTAAAGGCAATGCGTGGCATGTATGTTGTTGGTGTTGACAATGTTGGAGATGCTAAGCCAATTGATGAGTTTAGTTGGCCATGCAGTAAGCCTGTCCTCATGATTTTTGGACAGGAGCAGATTGGAATCCCGAAGAAACTGCTTGACTTGTGTGATGAGTTGGTGTATATTAGGCAGTATGGATCAGTGAGAAGTCTAAATGTTGGAACAGCCAGCGGTATCGCAATGTATGATTACTGCTCTAAGGTTTGCAACGGAGTGCAAATAGGTTGATATATACATTCGCTGGGCCCCGGCGTATATTATGATTTGTGATTGGGGCTTTCTGCACCTATAGATTAACCGGCTAAATCCCCGCCCTTTCAAGGCGGTGACTCGGGGTTCGAGTCCCCGTAGGTGTACTAAAGTTAAGATTCGGTTCAAAATATGGTAAGGCAAACATACTTGCATGGAAACAATACTACTTTCGATATCAGGTCTGTGCGCTATCATTGCCTTTCAAATTTGGTACTATAGAACTGCTTATCACAATGGTTATCAAGATGGAAACCATAGTGGCATCAGTCAAGGGCTCTTTATGGCAAAAGAGCGCGAAAACAAGCGGTCGTCGTATAATGGCTCATTACGCGGGTTTTCCAAACCCGACATGAGAGTTCGATTCTCTCCTACCGCACTATATGATGGTAAAACTGATAAAATCAAGATACGGAGTTAATCGTTTAATTACAGAAGATGCAGATGGTTCCCTAATTATTGAAGGGGAAACTCTGTACTATCGTTGTTCTACGGTTGACAAAGATAATACCACCGAAATGTTTGACTTTGAAGGTGGTCCATTTTTAATGGTCGGTGATCCAATGATTGAGATAGATATGGATGCTAAAGTCCGTTCTATTGAAATACTAGATTCGGAAAAAGGTTACGCAAAGATTAAGGTTAGATATGAATAATACAGACATACTAGATAGATTGCAAGAATTAGCAAACAAATGGCAGTGGGCGCAACCTGAAGTTAGAGATGTTTGCAAAGATGCCATGTATGAAATTCGATTACTTAGAGAACCAAAAGGAACGAAACATGAGTATGGATCACAAGGATTTTCTGAAGGAGCAGACTGATAGAACTCCTGAGCGTTCTTGGGAGTTTGAAGATGTCTTGATGAATAATCAAGCATTGCGTTTGCGTAATCAAATGTTGGAAATTGAAAACGATAAGTTACGTGAACGAGTTTTAAATTTAGAAAAAGAAATTTCTCAAATTAAACGCGAAGCGATGCAAAAGTTTCAAAATGGTTGGGGAAAGGGTAAGGATGAGTAACGAAGAAAAGATTAAGCAACTTGAAAAAGAAAATAAGGAACTTAGAGAAACTATGTTCCGCGCATGGGCTATCCTCGTAGACTATGATGGATACTACAGCGAAACGCTAAAAAAGGGCGATGTGCATGGATTGGCTTCTATTGTAAAAGAAGCAGTGCATATTCTAAATACTCCTCGCCGCGACGCACTTGATAGACTGGCACAATTAGATGAAGAACTTGGTCTATATGACGACTTTATAAGCGATCAAAAGGAAATGGACTAAATAATCTTTGGTATTGTTGATATTGGATTGAAATGCGAACAACACAGGGGTTCGATTCCCCTCGGCTCCATTAGCCTAACCGAAATAGATTCTGCAAGTCTATTAGAGATGGCGAGTAAAGTCCTCTTTGCAGGGGGCAATTCCTGAAGCCCGGGCTTCAGGTATTTAAGGGGCTGAACTGGCTTCGATTGACGCAGAGTAATGAAGAAGGAGATACCCGACACGGGTAACAAGTGTCGTAAATAAACAGTTGCAAAAATTGATTGCCGCACCAATGGCAATGGCTGCTTGAAGCAGTGGGGTCTGATCCACCCGCGACTGAACGGATCACGGTTGTTGGGGAGAAATCCTCAACAACCACTTGCATTGAAGACAGAGGCATGATATAATACAGTTCACGCCCGCATGGTGGAATGGCAGACACAGCGGATTCAAAATCCGCTGCCCTAAGAAGCGTGTAGGTTCAAGTCCTACTGCGGGTACTACGGCACGGTAGACCAATCGGCAGAGTCAATAGACTTAAAATCTGTGTAGTGTGGGTTCGAGTCCCACCCGTGCTACTTATGAATCCAAAGTATTACACAATCGAACGAATCAACAAGGCGCTACTAGAATTGTCTACGCCTCGTGCTTTAATGCACGAATATACTACTGATAGTATTGTCGATTTACTAAATGATGTTCGTGATGAGTTGATGGGATTTTATCACAAACAGGATATTCGTCGTAGATTCGACGAGGAGAGCGGTTAATGGCCAAGGGAAAAATTAAAAACAAAAACAAGAAGCCAACTGCAAACGAAGAGTATTATTTTGTTGCACATGTTGATGCCAACGGAGAAGTAACATCATTACTTTTAACTGATGTTGAATATAACCGAGCAAAGATAAGAGCAGAGAACAATCCAGAAGATGTACCGGAACATTTTATTGTGTTTCATCAGGAGCATAAAGATGGCAAAGAAGAGAGTTAAAAAGTCTATTGATAAAATTACAAAATTATGGTCACCAAAAGGTGCCATCAATTGGGTTTTAGATGAAACTTTTGATAAGTTTACATTCCGTTTGAAGTACGCACCAATTGCTGTTCTTCTAGAAGAACACGGTTACTTGAGAGAAGCCCAAGGTTGTCTTATTGAACAACATAAGGGTGAAACCAAGAATTATTATGATAACCCAAAGCGCAAAGATTTGCAAATTCGTATTGAATTTGTAGAAGAAAAGATTATGGCAAAGTATTATGGGCTTCAAGATGCCATTGAGCGCATGGACTATTATGACTCATTAGAAGCCAGAACGAAACAAGAAAAGACAGAAGAAAAATGAATACTTTGTTTGTAGATGATAGTACTGAGCGTTGGAGTGAATATTCCAAGCAAGCAACAGAAATGAATTGGTGTGCGGCTTGGGCTATCAACTATAATGCTGCAACTAATGGTTTTGGTTATCGCCAATACGATATTGTGTTTTTAGATCACGATCTTGGTGATGAAATTAAGACCGGTTATGATGTTGCAAAATACATGGTAGAGCATAATATTAAGTGTGGTATGGTCGTTGTTCATACCATGAATCCTGTTGGTGGAAACAACATACATACTTTGCTTCAGAATTTTGGTTACAAAATTCTTAAAGTTGCCGGTTGTTGGAATGATCCGGTACTGATGAGAAGTTTGGACGGAATTTTGAGAAACATTCCCTGATAGCTCAGTTGGTAGAGCGGCGAGCTGTTAACTCGCATGTCACTGGTTCGAGTCCAGTTCGGGGAGTTTATGATGCCTTATATTATTGGATTTATTGCTATTACCGTTTCCAGTTATTTGTATGCGATTGTTGCGTATTCAGATAAATGTCAAAAGAATGCATTCTTTGCATATACCTTGGCAGCAATTGCAGCAATATTGAGTGTGACTGCTTGGACTTGTTTGGTTCGTCACTATAAAGATCCAAATACAATCATGATTATTAATTGTATTTGGGATGTTGGTGTGACAATTATGGTCCTAGCATTTCCGCTTTTTCTCTTTGATTTTAAAATAGATACTAAGACAATTATTGGTTGTGTGATTTCCGTACTTGGAATCATTATTGCCAAGATTTAAACCCGAGTAACTCAGCGGCTAGAGTGCTTCCTTTACACGGAAGAAGTCGTCGGTTCGATCCCGACCTTGGGTATTTTGCGAGTGTACTCAAGCGGCAACGAGGACAGACTGTAAATCTGTTGTCATTCGACTTCGGGGGTTCGAGTCCCTCCGCTCGCATTCTGCGTAGTTCAGTTAACGCTGACTAGAATCGCCTACTTGCAAGGGGTGATTTGATACAGAGCAACAGAGGTGCAAGTCCTCCACTACGCTTTTGGATAGATGGCCGAGTGGTTTAAGGCTGCGGTTTACTAAACCGCCGTAGGTACTAGATACTTACCGGGGGTTCGAATCCCTCTCTATCCGTTCGGAGAGTAGCACAGTTTGGTAGTGCGCCTGGTTTGGGACCAGGAGGTCGCAGGTTCAAATCCTGTTTCTCCGACTATTATAAATACTGGCACTATGAAGAACTTCTCACAATATTTAAATTCACAAGAAGATTGCGGATGCCAAGAACCCGTTGAAGAGCAAATTGGCTCTTTCTTAAAGGGTGCATTGGGTGGTATTGGTAAAACAATAGGTTCTGCCGCTTTAGATGTTGTTGGTGGTCCTTTGGCTAAAGCCGCTGTATCCGGTGGTATGGAAGCAATGCAACGTCGTAAAGAGGGTGCAGAAATGTTGGACAAGGAAGTCATTCGTTGTCATGAAAGATTGGCTGCACTCCAAAGACAACATGCTAGTGCCAAGAATAATCCAGATAAACAAAAATTAATTCAACAAGACTTTGATGAACTTAAAGTCGAATGTGGCAAGATAGAGGCTTCTAAGAACGTAGACAAAGCAGAAAAGGCTTTGGCTGGTTTAAGAAGAGACAAGGCGGCCGCTATGAGAGCAAAGGGAGCATCTTCCTTCACTCTATAAGGCCACTCATACCGAAGTCTACATACCTGTGTATGTGCGACACAGGCCCATAAAGACCTAAGACCCAAAACTTGACTTACAACTAAATAAGACTATACTAGAGGACGAGAAGTGCGTCCTCTTTTATTTGGAGTTATATTATGAATCGCAAGAGACATTGGGATGAGTTTGATATGGCTGCTGAGAGGGAAGGTAATGCCTTCAAGAAGCAAGTGACTACACAAATTGCCAAACGGGGTCTCGGTAAGGTGACACTTAAGACGCGAAAGATGCACGGTGATGCTTTTTTCGCAGTTCAGCGTAAGACTGTCAAGAACTCTTTCTTTGTGAGGTAACAAATGGCTAAGTGTAAGAATTGTGAAAAGAATATTCCCAAGGCTCGTCAGGAAGCACTTCCTGGCGTAGATACCTGTGTTGGTTGCTCAGAAGCAAAGCCAATGATGGGTTTTATGGATTGGGCACACAAGACTGCTCCAGAACTGGTCATGGTCAGCACTGCAAATCAAGAGAATATTCGCAGAGCAAAACGAATAAATGTTAGAGCCAGATAACTTGCCTATTATAAATAGAGGTGGTTGGAGGGATTTGAATACCGGGGATCGATTAGGAGACAGTGCCGCGAACACTGGAAACCATTGATTACGCTATTCATGCGCTTGAGGAATTTCGCTACCTTTCGACCGTCAGGGGAGCCGGACTCCAAAAGAGTCCGGTTCTTTATCTATAAAGGTCGAGGTTCCCGGAGTACTAAATAGTTGTAAATAACAGGAGTAATGGCAATGGCAATCGACTTTTTTGTATTCAGACAAGTAACCCAATTAATTGAACAAAAACTAGAAGAAGCAAGAAAGTCTGCACCCAAGGCTTACACTGCTGCTACTGATGCGAGCGGCGTGTTTGCTGGAGATGTTGCCAAATCAAAAGCACAGGTTGCACCCCGTCCCAGAAATATCGCCGCAGAAGTAACCGGCGAGGCAAGACAAAAAGCAGCACAAGCCTCTCATGATGCAATAAGTGGTCATTTGAAGGGTGGCAAAGGAGTTGCAGTGTTCTTACAAAAAGAACCAAAGTTTGGTGATGAGCATGAGGGTGAATTGGAAAGACATTACTTAGTTCCTCATTCAGACGGTAGCACCTATTTGATGAGTGGTAAAAAGACACATAAAGTTTCTGGTATGAGTGCTGGACCTCACGGGTTTATATCAGTAATGCCACACTCAACTGGTAAAAAATCAGTATCCGCAGTTGGTTATATTCCAACATCCGGTATAAGAACATTTGATCCTGCCCAAGTACAATCCTCGGGAATGGGTAAAAAATTCAAAATGAAAATGCGGGGAATGCCCGAACTAGATTGAAAGTGAACATATGTTTAATCATGATATAGTGAAGATAGAAGACAATTTAAAAACAGAAGAAATAAACGGTAAAAGATATTATGTTGCTCCAGATGGCAACAAATACCCATCGGTTACAACCATTACGGGTTGGAAAAAGAGAGCGTTCTTCGCAGAGTGGCGAAGAAAAAATCCAGACGAGTCTCGCCGAGTTCTTTCTCGCGGAACCTCATTCCATTCCATAATTGAAAACTATTTGATGAACGAAGACGCCGTGGTCGAAGAGAAGAAAACATCTCGTCCCGGTGATTATTACATGTTTGCTCAGATCAAGGAAGAACTGGACAAGATAAATAATATCAAAGCAATAGAAACTGCTTTGTGGTCTAGCACACTACGCATGGCTGGAAGAGTTGATTGCATTGCAGAATATGATGGGAAACTCTCTGTCATAGATTTTAAAACAAGCAAAGCAATCAAAGACGAAAAAGACATTCAAGAGTATTTTATGCAAGCAACCGCATATGCAATAATGTTTCAAGAGAGAACAGGAATTTCCATTAGAAATATCGCAATTCTAATGTCATGCGAAGATGGTTCTATTATGGTATACCAAAAAGATCCAATCAAATATGTTGCTAGTTTGAAAACTGCAATAGATGAATATTACGAGGAAAATGTAAATGAACTATCAGTTTCCAGTTGATACTTGTGTTGTTGCTTGTTCTGGACCATCTTTAAATAAAGTAGATGTGTTTTCTTTAGGACTACCAATATGTGCAATTAGCACAGCAATACGATCTGTAAAAACTCCGGATTATTGGTTTATTGCCGATCATCTAAATGAGATGCACGGTGATGAGGGTAAAGAGGCTTGGGAAAATGAATTAATTCAAAAAGTAATACCAAATAAAACACCAAGATCACCGGGTAAATCGGTATTGATGCATCCCTATCACGAAGGTAGAGAAGCAAACAGACAGTATGAAACTTTACTATTCGATCCGTATAAACCTTTGTTGCGTGGTCCACACAAGACTCTTACATTTGCCATACAGTGGTTGCACGTTTCTGGAGTAAAAAATATTATTTTTGCTGGAAATGATTTAGAAGCACAATCATTCGACACAAAGTATTCATACGAATTGAAAAATTTTGATAAAAAGAAACAGCATAATTTTAAAAAGACATTAGATCAGATAAAAGATGCTCTTGTTACTTGGTATCCAGTTGCAAAACAAAAAGGATACGAATGGTATTCGTGGGAATGTGGACCTATTTTTGAACAATTTGTTCCCAAATTCACACATGACATTTTAGATAAAGTAAAAAAAAATGATCCGGTTCGTCCAACAATGTCGTATTCTCAATCTATTGAAAGAATACGAGAAGAAGTAAAACAAAAACAACAAGCCAAAAAAATGTCAGAAATTGACAGAAATCGTCATGAATATAGAAAAATGATGAACGCTAAAAAACAACAAGAGGCTGAACGCAAAAAAGTAAATATGACAACATATTTTGATTTGCTACATAAGCGTAAAAAATGAACAAAGTAACATTTGTATCTTTCTATACAAATACTGGAATATATCCTAAACTTATAAAAAACTTAGAAAAAAGTTTAGAAAAGTATTCTTTGAATTATGTAATTCAACTCCAAGAGGACATGGGTTCTTGGGTCAAGAACTGTGCTATAAAGGCACAGTTTATGAAAACTATGCTGTTACAAACACCAAAGAATGAATGCATAGTATGGATCGACAGCGATGCGGAGATCGTGAAATATCCTGATTTGTTTTTATTAGGTGATCAAGAATTTATGATTCGGGGAGAACCAGGCGGTAAAAGTAAAATACCGGCTGGTAGAGAACGAATTCATTTACCTAATAATTGGCCGCAAACAGTTACTCCATGTTGGTTTAATTCTGGTACTATTTTTATGCGAGTTTGTGAAAACAGTATAAAACTGTGCGATAGATGGATTCAATTAAAAAACGAAAAACCAACGGATTGGGATCAATGGACTCTGCAACAGGCTTGGTGTGACATACAACCCAAGACAGAGTTTTTACCACAGTCTTATTGTCAGATAGATAGAATGCACGGTCGTCAAGGTGCAGTGATTTTACATCGTTTAGCTTCAGTAGAACAGAAAGTGAATAGACAATGAAAAAAGCAATAATTACAGGAATAACTGGTCAAGATGGTTCTTATCTCGCAGATCTTTTGTTGGAGAAAGGTTACGAGGTACATGGCATAATTCGTCGTTCTTCTTCCTTCAATACAGCAAGAATTGAACATTTAATGAACAATCCAGAGGTCTATAATAAGACTCTGTTTTTACATTACGGTGATCTATCAGACTATAATACAATTTCAAATGTAATAAACAAATATAACCCAGACGAGTTTTATAATCTTGGAGCGCAAAGCCACGTTAAAGTATCTTTCGATGCTCCAGTATACACGGGTGAAGTGGTTGGTATTGGTACTCTAAATGCTCTGGAAGCAATACGAGAGTATGAGCAGAGAACTGGAAAGAAGATTCGTTACTATCAGGCATCCAGTAGCGAAATGTTTGGTAAGGTACAAGAAGTTCCGCAAAAGGAAACTACACCATTCTATCCCCGCTCTCCTTATGGTTGTGCGAAGGTATATGCACATTACTTAACTGTAAACTATCGAGAAAGTTATGGAATGCACGCTTCTTGTGGTATTCTTTTTAATCACGAAAGTCCACGCAGAGGTGAAACATTCGTAACAAGAAAGATTACAAGAGCAATTGGTAGAATTTATCAAGGATTACAAAAGAAATTGTATCTTGGAAATTTAGACGCTTTGCGTGATTGGGGATTTGCCGGGGATTACGTCGAAGCAATGTGGCTAATGTTACAACAAGATACTCCAGATGATTATGTTGTTTCAACTGGAAAAATGTATTCGGTTCGTGAATTCTGTCAAAAAGCATTTTCAAAATATAACATGAACTATGAGGATTATGTTGAAATTGATCCGCGTTACTATCGTCCAGCCGAAGTAGATCAGTTGCTAGGAGATTCTACAAAAGCAAGAACCGTTCTTGGTTGGCAACCAAAAGTAGATTTTGATGGTCTAGTAAACATGATGACAGAGCACGATTTTGAACTTGGTAGAAGAGATTATACGATTCATATCCATGATAAGAATTTAAAACCAAAATGGTAACTGTAATTACTTTTTATACACCAGAATATAAAGAAGAAGCAATTGAACTTGTTAAGACTTGCAACAATTTTCAATTGCCAGTAAAAGCATATCCCAAAGAAAGTAAAGGTTCTTGGGTTCATAATTGCACCATGAAAGCCGAAGTAATAGAACAAGCACTACATGAATGTCAAGGTGGTGTTATTTGGGTGGATGCTGATGGTAGATTTAGAAATAAACCAGAATTGTTTGATAAACTTGGTGATTATGATTTTGGCTGTTATTGGATTCCTAATGTTTGGAATCAACCAAAAAATGCACACTTAAAACCTTGGAATCTTGGTAATGAGGCTCTTGCTGGAGGTACAATGTATTTTAACAATACTCCGCTTGCAAGAAGTCTAATCAATACATGGAAAGTTGAAAGCAGAAACAATCCCAATCGTTGGGAGCAACAAAGTTTACAAAAGGTATGGGAATCTTATGATAAAATGGGATTGCGTACTTTTAATTTTCCACAGTCATATTGCAAAGTATTTGACTGCAAATGGTTTGAACCAGAACAACCAGTAGTAGTTGAACATATGCAAGCAAGCAGAAGACTTAAAACAAAGGTAGGAAAATGAAAGAAGATGTGTGGTTAGCACTACCCAGTGCAAATATAGAAATGGCAAAGAAAACTTTTCCGGTTTGGAAAAGTAAAGGTTATAAGATTGCCGTAATTGTTCCAGATAGATTGCTTTCTCAATACTCAGGATTAGCCGATATTATCGTTGCAGAATCTAGCATTGGTGGTTATCAAGGTTGGCCCAAAGCAGTAAATTACCTATCTGGATTATTGTCTGATTATGAAATAATAATTGCTGCTGGTGATGATATGTACCCAGATTCAGATTATGAAGCACACCAACTACGTTTACAATTTGTTCGTCATTTTGGTGGTACTTTTGGTGTAATGCAACCATACGGTGATAAGTTTGGAAGCATGGCTTGTGATACCTGTGAACAAATCTGCGGAAGTGCTTGGTTGGGTAAAGAGTTTAGGGAAAAAATCAATCAAGGTAAAGGTCCAATGTGGGAAGAATATTGGCACATGTGGGCGGATACGGAACTATATCAAGTTGCAACTAAATACAATTGCTTGTGGATACGCGGCGACTTGAAGCAATACCATGAGCATCGACTTCGCGGAACTCATAAATTTCATCCCACCATTCCAGCAGGAAATACAAAGGTAGCGGAGAAAATTTACAGGGAACGCAAAGCAAATAATTTTCCAAACAGTGAACCTTTACTATGATAGACTTATTAATTAAATATCCAACACGAGCCAGACCAGATCAATTTAAACGTATTCTTTCGGAATATGTAAATAAATTATCTGGCAAATATAAAGTCAAGTTTGTTATTTCTATGGATTTGAATGACGAAACTTGCAATAATAATCCAATGCGCTATTTCTTAGAAGATATGAAATCACGAATTGATTTGGAATATCATTACGGTGATAGTCAAAATAAAATACATGCATGTAATCGTAATATTCCAACAGATGGTTGGAAAGTTTGTGTTTTAGTTTCAGATGACATGACACCAAGAGTTCATGGATTTGATGAAATAATAATCAATGATATGAATATGCATTTTCCAGATTTAGATGGTGCATTAAATTATAATTGTGGAGGTCATGCATATCCAAAAGTTATGGTACTTTCAATTATAGGAAATCCATACTATAAAAGATTTAATTACATATATCATCCAGAGTACACTAGTTTATTTTGTGATGAAGAACAAACTGTTATTGCCAGATCTTTAAATAAAATTGTTGATATAAACAATAAAATTATCACACATGATTGGAATGATATAAAAGACAATCTAAGACAACACACTGAAAAATTTTATCATAGCGATAAACAAGTATTTGAATCAAGAAAACAAAGAGGATTTCCACTATGAGTATATTATGGACTATAGGTATTTTACATTTACCAAAACGCGCGCATGTTTATAATCAATTACTTACGGAACTCAATAAACAAATTGCAGCAGAAAATGCTCAAGATAAAATTGAGATCATAACCGAAACTGATAATGGTGAAAACAGTGTTGGTAAAAAGCGAAACACCGTCTTGGACAAAGCAAGAGGTGAATATGTTTGCTTTATTGATGACGATGATATGATCACGAATATCTACGTTTCTAAAACTTTAAAAGCACTAGAATCAAAGCCAGATGTCGTAGAACTTGTTGGTTTCTTACCAAAATACAATCTACCATTTATTCATAATTTGAACTGCGGTGGGCATTTCCGCAAAGATGGAATACAATTTCGCACACCAAACCATTTGAATACAATTAAAACTAGTATTGCAAGACAAGTACGATATCCCGAAATATCTCACGGTGAAGATCAAGATTATTCTCACCGCTTGTGGGATAGTGGATTAATGAAAACAGAAGCACTGATTGGTGATCGGATGTATATCTACCAATTTGATTCTGCAAAATCTGAAACAGTAAAGTTTATGAAGAGAAATAAATGAAAAAAATAATATCATATAGTCTTTGGGGAGATTTACCTCTGTATACCGTTGGTGCAATTTCGAACGCAAAACAAGCAAAAGAAATATATCCCGGATGGATATGTCGTTTTTATATTCACGAACCATCAGTTCCTCAATGGGTAGTTGAAGAATTAAAAAAACAAGATAATGTAGAAATTGTATTTTACAATGATAATGTTGGTTGGGGTGGAATGCTTTATCGTTTTTATCCTGCCACAGAAGATGATGTTGAGGTAATGCTAAGTAGAGATACCGATAGCCGACTTTCTTTTAGAGAAAAAGCGTGTGTGGATCAATGGTTAGTGAGTACAAAAAAACTTCATGTCATAAGAGATACTTGCGTACATCAATCCCAAATGATGGGTGGATTATGGGGTGCTAAAAGGGGTTATTTAAATTGGATTAAACCTCATATTGATTTTATGTTAAAGAAAGTAAAAAATGGATCTGCTAGAAAGGGGTGCGATCAAGATTTTTTAAACTCAAAAGTTTATTTGTATGCTGTTGGTGAAATAGATGCAAATTGTGAAAAAATTAATAAATTAGGAACATATGATCCAAATCAAATTAGTATAATTTCTCATGATGATATTGCATTTGGTTGTTTGAGGTTTCCCGGTTTTAGCCGACTTCCTCATGTAAATGATGAGATGCGAAAAATGCCTATTCCCAGACAATATGGCGAATGTTACCATACTTGTGTGCATTGCGGGTTAAAACACGATAATAAATATATTGGAAAAGTCGAATCTTTAACACAAGATGAAATAAAATATCTGAATTTAAGTGAAGAAGAAAAACAAGAACGAGAAAATATTTTTAAATATTATAAACAGTATTTAATTAAACAATACAAGTATGGTTTTAGTCCAGTACAGCACGAACATGGTTCGGAGAAGATAATATGAAAAAAGTAATATCATATAGTTTGTGGGGTTCTTCTCCGCAATATACAATAAATTTAATAAAAAATTTAGATTTAGCAAAACAGTTTTTTGAAGGTTGGACCTGTAGAGTCCATTTATCACCGAATGTTCCGCAAAATATTGTAAATTTTATAAACAGTAGAGATAATTCTGAAATTGTTTTGATGGGCGAAGATGAGGGTTGGAATGGTATGTTTTGGAGATTTTATCCAGCAAGCGATCCAACCGTAGATATTATGATTTCTAGAGACTGTGACAGTTATTTAAACATAAGAGATAAAGCAGCAGTTGATGAATGGATTGCAAGTAAAAAAATGTTTCATATAATGAGAGATCATCGCTCACATAGTGCCAAAATTATGGGTGGAATGTGGGGTGCAATGCAAGGAGCAGTACCAAATATGAAATCATTGATAGATAATTATAGTAGAAAAGAAACAAACAATAGAAAAAATATAGATCAAGAATTTTTAAAAGAGGTCATTTATCCTCTGGTAAAAAATAATTCATTGGTTCATGATTTTATGGATCGTTTTGGAGAAGGTGCTAAAAAATTTCCAATACCAAGAAAAGAACCAATGCGAGAATTTATTCAAAACGATATATTGATGTATTTGAATGCTACCACCAAAGAACAACGCTCTCAAGAATATAAAAAATACGATAATTATGATAATGATTATATTGGAAGAATAGAAAGCGTAAGCGATGAAGATATTAATTTTTACAAGGATAATACATGAAAATAAAATATTTACACCATCACATGGGTCTAGGTGATCATTTTTGTTGTAATGGAATGGTTTTGGAACTTATTAAAAGATGGAATGTTGATAAGATGTTTTTATTTTGTTGGGAGCATAATCTAGAAAATTTAAAAAAACTATACTTTAACAAAAAAGTAGAATTGATACCACTAAAGGGACATACTAACGAGCAGAAACAAGTAAATGAATATTTAAAAAATTGTGGAGTTTCTTTGCATCATAATGGTGTAGTCGATTGGTTAACTGGAAATAGTGGAGATTATTATCAAGTAGGTTTTAGTTGGATGGAAAATGAATGTCATAAAAAAATATCACAACATGTTTCTTGTGATCAATGTTTTTATATGCAAACACAAGTTCCATATGAACTACGATTTGATGGTTTTTCTTTTGATAGAGACATTGAGAGAGAAAATCAAGTTTATACAGAATTAAATCCAAATAATGAAGAGTATATTTTTGTTGCAATTGATGATATGACGCGACAAATGATTGCTCCTAGTAGAAAATGTTTAAATAGCAAAATAAAAATAATAGATAATCCAAAAAACTATAGCATAATGGATTTGGGCAAAGTTTTGGAAAATGCCTCAGAATTACATTTAATGGAAAGTTCTATTCGTTGTCTAATAGAAGCTAAAATATATGACATGAGCAAACCAAAATTAAATTTACATGCATGGAGAGGAGCAATTTGGGGAAACAATTCCATACATGATTGGAATTTAATATGGCAAGATTGTTCCGAAATATTATGCAAAAGAAAATATCCAATGTATCAAGGAGCAAATAATACATTTACAATACAGGGATATCATAAAGAATGATAGAAACTATTAAAAAACATATTTTCAAATCCAATATACCACACTTACAAACTAATCCGGGTATAGGTGATCTAATAAATTGTTACATTTATGGTAGTGAATTATTTAATAGATTTGAGTCTGTTAAAATTAGGATAGATTATGGTGTTTTATATTTTTATAGAAATGATAATAAATATTCTGAATCTTTGCATAAATTTACACAGTCATTAGCAAAATGTGTATTTAAAGATCCTAGATTTCAACTAATAGATGATCCTTTGGATACTGGATCTATTTGTACTCATGATTATTCTAAATTATTAGATGTTGAATTTAAACCAAAAGATTTAAGTTTTATAGTACATAAGGAAGATTTTGAAAAACCAAATTATAATTATGTTGTGATAAATGTAAAAATTCGTGAATACGATAAAACATTGAATGATTCAAACATCCAATATCTTATTAAATATTTAAATTGCTACAATGGTAAGATAATTCTCATGGGAGATAGAATAGTAGATTATAATAAAAATACTGAATACAATTCATACAAACATTGGGTGTATTCAATATACTATCAATTAATAGATAAACTGGATAAAGATAAAGTAATTGATTTAACTCAAGAACATTTAATGCATGAACCTAATATTGATAAATTTGTTTATGAATATAATTTAGTAAAAAATGCTAATGAAGTTATACAAATAGGATTTAGTGGTTCTTATCTAATTAGTCTTGGATTAAATAAAAATGTAAAAGTGATCTGCCATAACAATAATTTTATATGGATGGCTAAACTGTATTTACCAGAACAAAACATATTAAAAACATACAAAGAACTTCTAACATAATTCACATGAATAATTTAATATTAAAAAATATAACAAATGAATATGAATTAAAAGAATTCATAGAATCTTGTAAAGAAGAAACAAAATCATTTAGATATTTTTCAAATAGACCATATGATATTTTTAAAACTCATATTTGCTCTTATCTGTTATATTTGAATGATGCTGCAATTGGTTATTATCATATTGAAAATGAAAATAATATAAATTGGTTTGGGATTTGTATTAGTAAAAAATATCAAGGATATGGTATTGGTTCATTTATATTAAATCATATGATTTCTACTTGTAAATTAAATAATATAGAAAAAATACATCTAAGCGTTGACATAAATAATAGTGTTGCTATAAATCTTTACAATAAATTTAATTTCAAAATAAAAAAAGTAAATGAATTTTATTTAGAAATGATAAAGGAATTTTAAAATGGCTGATACATTTGGTGGACTAATTGATAAACTAATAACAATTGATATGAAAATGTGGAATAATCAGGAATTGTTGTACGAAATTCGTAGAATGACCTTCGAGGAATATAAGGAAAAATATTTCTTACAGGAAGATGGATCTTTGAGATTGTGGGAATGCTTAAAAAAGGCATGTGATTTAAATGTTCAACGAAATACTCTAATTGACGAAATAGACGAAAAAGTTTTGGAAATAGTTAAAGATGGATTATTAGGATCTGATTTAGATTCTGGAAAACATATACAAAGAAAACATAAAACTTATTAAGAAAATAAAATTATGGCAGAACTACAAAGTAACGAATTACAAGGCAGAATTTCAATAAAAGAAGCAAATTTTTTATATGATTTAATTAAACAATTCAGACCAAATATATGCTTAGAATCTGGAACTGGTACAGGAGCAGGAAGCACAAGAAGTATAGTTTCTTCTCTAGTTGATAACAATTATGGCGTCTTATACACATATGAAGAATATAAACAATTTTATGATACTGCTTGTATGACATTTAATAATGAAAAAGACAAAAAATTTGTTAATTTAGTTAATAAAAGATTTAATGATGGTATTTTAGATTTAAATGATGAAATGTTTGATAAAATTAATTTTGTGTTTTTAGATGGCGGCGACGAAGCGGAAGATAGTAATACCAAATTACCAGTAGATGAATATCTGAAAAATGTAAATTTATCAGAAAATGTACAATCCTTCAAATATCTAGAAAATAAATTAAAAAAAGGCACACATGTATGTTTACATGATTGGTCTATATCTGGAGGTAGAGGTAATTTTGTTAAGCAATATTTACAAAGCACAAATTTTCATGGATTCAAACTTGTATCTGTATTGGAAGGACATACAGGTTTGGCGCATCTCATAAAAACTATTTAATATGATTCCAATTTACAAACCATACTTACCGGAAGAATCACTAAAATATGCATACGATGCAATAAAAAGTGGATGGATTTCATCTTTAGGCAAGTATAAAAACATAGCATCAAATAAATTATCAAAGACATTGGGAGTTAAGCACTCTTTACTTGTTTCCAATGGAACAGTCGCAACCCATCTTTTATTTAAAGGTATAAAGTTCTTATATCCAAATGCAAAGAAAGTTATAGTTCCAAATAATGCTTATATTGCTGCATATAATGCCATATTATATGACGATTTGCATGAATTTGATATCTATCCAATAGATGCAAATATAAACACATGGAATGCCGATTACTCAAATCTTCCGTTTGAACCCGACGAAAATACAATTTTTTTGGTTGTTCATAATCTTGGTAATATAGTAAATGTTCCAAAATTAAAAGAAAAGTATCCAAAATCAATATTCATAGAAGATAATTGTGAAGGTATATTTGGTGAATACGAAAACAAAATGTCTGGATCTGAATCTTTTTGTTCTGCAATATCTTTCTTTGGTAACAAAAACATCACCACAGGAGAAGGTGGAGCAGTTTATACTAATAATACTGAATTATATCAATATTTAAATAAAGTTCATGGACAAGGACAAACAGAAGAACGATTTATTCATGATGTATTAGGATATAACTACAGAATGACTAATATTCATGCTGCTATATTATTAGGTCAATTGGATTATTATGAAGAAATTAAAAACAGAAAAACTAAAATCTTCAATACATATCAAACATTGTTGAGAAATATAGACGGAATTTCTTTACAAAGTGCGGAAAACAACACTAAGCATTCCATGTGGTTGTTTGGTCTTAGAATTGAAAATAATCTATCGTATGCAGTATCTAAAAAGTATTTTGACTCGGTTGGAATAGAAACAAGACCAATGTTTTATCCTATAGATGTACACAAGCATTTACGACATATTAAATCAAACAATAAAATAGCAACTACTCTAAATAACGAATGTATAATTTTACCATCATATCCTGAATTAACTGATATGGAATTAGAATATATTTGTGACATGGTTATAAATTACAATTCTAATGTGGTAACAAAATGAAAACAATAATAACAGGTGGTTGTGGATTTATTGGATCAAATCTTGTAGATGAATTAATTATACAGGGACATGATGTTACTGTTATGGATGATCTCTCATCCGATGCACACGATCAATTCTATTTCAATCCACAAGCAAAATACTATCATTACGATATTACAAATGAACATCTTGTAAATGGTGTATTTGATCGTCATGAACCTGAGTACGTTTTTCATTTAGCAGCAGAGGCAAGAATACAAAATTGTATACTGAATCCCGGTAGAGCATTAGATATTAATACTTTTGGTACTCAAAATGTATTGAATGCTGCCAAAATGGTTAAAGCAAAACGTGTAATTTTTTCAAGTACTTCTGCGATCTATGGATTGACAAATAAGGCAATTCAAAAAGAATCCGACAAACCAGATTGTTTAAATGCTTATTCATATTCTAAATTTTTTTCAGAAGGATTGTGCAAAATGTACTCCGATTTGTACAATCTGGATACTGCTTGTTTTAGATATTTTAATGTGTATGGTCCAAGACAACCAAAACGCGGATCATATGCGCCTGTAATTGGTGTATTCTCTCGTCAAAAGAAAGCAAATCAATTAATGACGGTTGTTGGAGATGGTTTGCAAACCAGAGATTATATTCACGTATCCGATGTAGTTTCTGCTAATATTGCAGCAATGAATCACAATACAAATCTTTGTGGTAAGATAATGAATGTTGGAACTGGTACATCATATTCTGTTTTAGATCTTGCAAAAATGATGGGTGGAGAGTATACTCATGTTGCACCAAGAACTGGAGAAGCAAGACAAACTTGTGCCGATATTTTTGTAATTAAACAAACTCTTGGATGGCAACCAACCAAATGTCTTAAGGAATATATGGAGAATAAAGAATATGATACTTGAATCTGGTGAATTAAATATTCAAAATGAAATTGAAAAGATAATTAAAAAGAAGAATTGTTCTTATATGGATGCGGTTCTACAAATTTGTGAATTACACAATATAGATCCTTCATATATTGCCAAGCATTTGTCAAAGCCTGTTGTTGAAAAGATTAAAGCCGAAGCACAGTCATTGAACTTCCTGCCTAAATCTTCTCGACTTCCTATTTGACTTACCTACATAATACGGTTATAATACTTCGTATATCTGTCACACTTTAATACTTCGTACACGAAAGGATACAAATGTCATTTAAAGATTTAAAGAAGAAGTCCACCGATCTCTCAAAGATCACCCAAGAGTTGGATAAGTTGAACAAGGGTGGTGCAGAGTCGTACAAGGACGACCGGTTCTGGAAGCCTGAACTGGATCAAGCATCAAATGGTTTTGCAGTAATTCGATTCCTACCGGTCGTTGACGGTGAGGATGTTCCTTGGGCGCGTGTGTTTAGTCACGGGTTCCAAGGCAAGGGTGGATGGTTCATTGAGAACTGCCCAACTACACTAGGTAAGAAGTGCCCAGTGTGTGAAGCAAACAACGAACTTTGGAACAGCGGGATTGAAGACGACAAGACTGTTGCGCGTGATCGTAAGCGCAAGTTGAGTTATGTTGCCAATGTTTATGTTGTTTCCGATCCAAAGCACCCAGAGAACGAGGGTAAGGTGTTCCTCTTTAAGTTCGGTAAGAAGATCTTTGATAAGATCATGGAGAAGATCCAACCCGAATTCCCAGATGATTCTCCTGTCAATGTGTTTGATTTCTGGCAAGGTGCAAACTTCAAGTTGAAGATTCGCAAGGTTGCTGGTTATATCAACTATGACAAGAGTGAATTTGAAGAGCCAACTCCGCTTCTTGGTGGTGATGATGCAAAGTTGGAAGCACTTTGGAAGAAGCAGTATGCTCTTAAGGAGTTCACTAATCCCGAGAACTTCAAGTCTTATGACGAACTAAAGTCTAAGATGGAATCAGTTCTTCGTGGTGGCAGTGAAGGTAAGGCAAAGACTGCGGAAGAGATGGAGCAGATTGAGGACGCGGAGCAGCGTTTTGGTTCTGCACCAAAGTTCAAGAATCCTCCAAAGATGCCAGAAAAGAAGTCTCCGGTCGAAGATGATGCGGAGGAAGAGGATGCGCTCTCTTACTTTGAGAAGTTGGCAAAGGAAGAGTGAACTAATTTTGTTTGAGTGTAATTTGGAGAAGACGGCTTAAACGCCGTCTTTTCTTTTATACATGCACACCAAATCCAGAACTTCTAGCGACATCTCTGGTTAGTGCTGCTGCCATTCCGCTCTCATCTGGTGGTATTGCTGCACCATCTACTACTGTTCCACCGGATTGACCCATTGGCATCATCTTTGTGCCATTGTTGTAATAATTATTGTTTATAATTACTGGTTGTGTATTTGCTGCCGAAACTGGTGTTTGCATCAAATCATTATTCATATTTTGTTGAGTTTGATACCGTACTGCTTCTCCTGTTGTTGATTGTTGCGCGGGGGATAGAGAAGCAGTTGGTGTTGATTCAAACGCTGCTGTAGGTGCTATAGATGGTGTAGGTGCAACAGTTTCCTTCAATGATGGTGTTTCTACCTTTGCTGTTGGCGTTTGTCCTTCTGCTGTTGTTGGTTTTTCTACACCCTTCTTAAACCAATCACCTATTCCAGGCACAGAAGCCGCAAATTCATAAACTTCTTTTGGTCCTATTGCCTCTGCAATTAAATTACCAACGTATTCACCACCATACGTTCCAATAACTCCACCGAGTATTGAACCCAAAGGTCCTCCAACCAAACCTACAGCGGAACCTATGGTAGTTCCGATAAGGGAACCCATTCTTTTACCTAATTCCGCACCAATTGCTTCCTTCTTTTGTTCTGGAGTTAAATTGGGATCTTGTTGTATTGCTGGTATGTTTAAGTATCCGATGATACCTTCAATTGCAGTACCAAGCAATGGTACTCTTTTTAGAGCAGGAAGTATTACGTTTTTACCAGGTCCTTTTAAGAATGCCATAGGATTTTTAATGGCTTTTGCTAATTCTAGACCACCTTGTCCAAGTTGCTTCACCATCCCCACCGCACCAGTGCCTATATTTTTTGCAGTTTGTAACATTCTACCAAAGAAGCCGGGCTTTGGTGCTGCTGCGGCGGCTTGTGCTGTTGTGGATGCGGGGGTTGAAAGTAGTTGAGCAGGACTTGTGGTTGGTGTTGACGGGGGTTGCATAACAAACCCTTGACCTGGAATGTTTTGTATTCCGGCTGCAACTGGGGCTACTGATTGTGCTATTGCTGGAGCAGCTGATCCAGCGGCACCAAGTGCAGTTCCAAAACCTAGAAGAGATAATGCTTTGCTTCCTGCTTTTGATGCCGTTCCTGTTATTGCTGCTTTTGTGCCAGTTGCTGCTTTTGTTGTGGTATCAATTGCTTTAGCGGCTGTTGTAATTGGGGCAGATGCGCCTCTTACCTTTGCAAGTGCTCCTAATTTTCCACCAGCAGCAACTCTGGCAACACGAGAAAGTGCTCCAGCCTTTCCTCCTCTTCTTAATGTAGAAGCAAGAATAGCAGCATCGGCGGCAGTGCTCAACAATCCACCACCAGAATCCTCACCAGAACCACCCGTTCCAATTTTCTTCAAGATCTTTTCCATAATAACTTTAATGTCGATTAAAGTTTTATTTTGATCCATCTGCAAAGAAACTTGTTCTTGTTGAGCCTCAGCGGTTTCTCTTAGTTGTTCTGTCGATTGTTGGGGTATTGGTGAACGAGTTTGTGCCTTTAACGACGCACTTTCATTTTGTATACCAAGTATGGTTTTTACTTTTTGGATTAAATCGTTTACAGTCTTTTTTATGTTGTTTGCTAAGTTTATGTAAATATCAAATGCCTTTTTGACAAACTTGTAATCTAATCCCTGAGTTTGTTTTTGTACCGCAGCATCCATTTTTTCTGACAGAGTAGATGACTCTGGACGGGCAATTCTTCTTCGTGATGGAGTCGTGTTTCTTTGAAAAGAAGAAACCATAGCAGTTCCAGTATTTGAGAACATTCGTCCAATACCAGAAACTGCTTTAGTGTTTTGTTTACCCTCGGATGTTATTGTTGGTAGTGCTAACATTAGTTATTTTTTCTTTAATTGTTCTTTTCTTTTATTTATTTCCTCTACATGTTTTATTAAAAGATTTAGATATATTTCTCGCTCCCACGGTATCATATTTTCCAATTCAGTTAGGCTGTACTTATGTTCTTGGATTAGTATAAAGTTTGTTTTATACATGTTTTCCAAAGACTCATTCGCCAGCCCTAGTCGAAAAAATCAACAAATTTATCCAAAACAACCTTTACTTTCTTTTGTGAATACGGCGACATTTCTTCCGACTCATAGTATATTGAGGGCATTGTATCAAAAAATTTACTCATTTTTTCGTACATATCTTGCGTAAATTGTTCTACAAATTCTTGTAGTTCTTTTTTAGAATAGTCTGAAGCATTATATACAGAATCTTTATCGTAAATTTTATCAATGCAATTTACTATGATATTGAATCCATTTTCTACCAACGGTTTAGATGGATCTACTGATAGAATTGCTCGCATGTTTGGGTACTTCATTTCCACAAACAAAGAATCTGATAATTTTAATCTTTTTTCGTGTTTTGTTGATCTTTTTACTATAACTTTATTTAAATCTACATTTACTTCAAATTTTTTATTTGTATCTGGATCAATAACATTCACTTTGATTACTTCACCTATTGATTTTTCTCTTAATTTTAGAAAAATATATTCAATATCAAATGATGGTAATTCTTCAATATCTACTTTATCGATCAAACAATTTGTTATAACTTGATCCATTGCTTGCAGAATCTGATCATTGTCTTTAGATTCTGCGGCAATTAGAAGAATTTTTTCTTCCTTTACTAAGAATGGTCTATATCTTACTTTTTGACCATTTGATGGTAATTTCATTTCAAAGGTTGCAACGTCAATTTTTGGTAACATTATTTAATCTCCTTAGCGATTATTCGATTTTGTAAATTCTGCATCTTGATATGAGAAAGTGACAGTTTGTTTTAAATATGAATCTCTGTCATCAAAAGACAAT